TTGCGAAGCACAAGGTGTTAAGGACAGTCTACGATTGGGAGACTCTCCAGCCCTCGGCCGTAGCGCCGAGGGCAGTCCGCAATGTCAAAGACGTTGTAGACTGGGCCATTCAAACGGCCCTGAATAGACCCACCTATATCAGGTGTGTACGGGTCCATTCTGTCGCCGAGCCTGGAAAGGCTCGGACGATTACGATCGCGCCATACGCGTATCAAGTAATCATGGGGGTTTTCGCCCATGTTTACCAGTCCACTCTAAAATCAAAGAGTGTACGTTCCGGTCTGCGAGCCGACCGGCACCTCTGGAGGTTTCTCCAGGACACGCTGAATCCACAGAATGAAGCGTGGCAATATTTGGAGGAAGACCAAATATTTGCGGTGTCGACTGATCTTGAACAGTCGACAGACTATGGCAATAGATCATTTGCCAAACAGGTCTTATCTTATATGATAAGACTTACCCCTGACATGCCTCAGGGTTTGAGTGTTTTGATGAAAACACTCTTCACGGCACAAAGGTACGCCTTTGTCCCGTGTTATGGAGGTTATAAACTCCATATCGTGAACACAGGATGGTTCATGGGTGACATGATGACAAAATTCATGCTCACCGTCGGCCACGATTACTGTTGCCGACTCTCCAACTTGAAGGTGTGGACCTTAGTTGGGGACGATGAGGTGGCTCTCGCCTCATCACCTCTAGTGCTCGAAAGGCACATAGAGAACCTGAGAACTTTGTTCAAGGTCTCAGAGGCGGATACTTACGTATCCAGCCACTTCGCATTTTACTGCGAAGAAGGGATGCTTATACCACAAAAAGCATCCCAGTCGAATCATGTACTGATGCGACGACGTCGAGAGTTAAACTATCTCGACTACCCCAGGATTCGTTTACTCCTGGATATAAAGGCCGAAACGGACCTTTACAGCGCCACCAACGCGGGGCGCTTTGCACTCCTTGGGAAGGAGTGTCGCTGGGCTCATTTAGCGAACCCAGCAGCAGAGCCCATGTTCACACGGGCGATGCTGTACCAACACTTAATGGTACCACAGGACAGTGACACGCTCTGTCCCTACACCCCCATTGAAATGGGTGGTGATGGAGCCTTCCCGCATTCGCCGGGGTTCCTACGTAGGGTTGTTGAAGGGCCTCGCAGCCGCAACCCACGTGAGGTCATCTATAGGATGTCCTCGTTGTTGAAACGTGATTTCAACTACAAGTTTGTCCGATCGGACAGGCTTGACACGGTGGTACATAAACACCACCTGTTCCTCCCTAAAGTGGAGGGTCTGAGAGATCTATTGCCTGCAGAGGCAATAATCGAACCTCAGACAGACGAAGCAAAAATAATGCTTCGTTCACTCAGGTTCCGAGATGTGGAAGTCCCTGAGGCGACATACATAAGATTATGTCGAGATCTCTTTTACCAAGAGATCTTTCGTGGGAAAGAACCCACGGAACCTGTTTTTAAAATAAACAGGTCGTTCACAGGCGGGAGAACTACAACCCCCTATGTGAATTTCCACATCTTTATAGAGGTGTGGAAGAATCCTGGATTTCGATTCCAGGACAACGACACCTACTTTGTTAGGAAGTCGATAGTGCAGGGTTATAATCCCATGCACCTAGGGTTCCCCTCGAGGGAGGGTTACCCCTCCAGTCGTGACTTAATGAACGACTGGGCGGAAGCGAACGTGTCTTTTACAGACAGCTCGCTTACGGACGTTCTTCTTATGATACAAGAACGTCGACCACTCCCACCGAGGGTGGTCGCCCGACTCAACCTTTTTCTTGAGTCGGATGCATATATATTACATATGCTCCCCGAGATACCCACAATGAGGGTCCTCGGGATCGTTAGCCGAGATATTAAACTCGGTGTGCGCGTCCGCAATGCACTTGACGGACGACAGACAGAACATCATCACGAGGTGTTCTGTCTGGACCCGCTAATATACGTAGCGGGACGGACGGATGACATTCCGTCCTCGGGATGGGTTGAACCCCCAACCGAATGGATACCAGATCCTGGATCCATTCTCCAGGTAGACTATACCGAGTTTACCGATGGAGTCCCACATATGGGTGACGCCTTGTGGGATGGGGAGATACATGTCTCCCCAACACGGTTTGACCGTGTTTTTCGAGTCCACATAGTGGACGCAACATCATGATTTCTGGCCATCCGCTAGCGGAGCGGTGGCAAACCATGCGATTCTGGGTCTAGACTGAC